TTTTTTTATTTTATTTTTATGTTATTATTAACAATGTTTTAAATAGGAGAAGAAACAATGATAAACCTTTATGACGATCAAGTTGAATTCGTGGACCTTATACGGTCAGAGTTACAACGTGGTAAACGCGCAGTATTAGGCAGGGCTGAAACTGGATTTGGAAAAACTATCGTATCAGCATATATAACCAAACAAGCTGCCGAACGTGGAAAATCTGTTTGGTTCGCTGTTCATCGTAATAACTTGCTCAAGCAAACAAGCCAAACGTTTTGGAATTTACATATCGAGCATGGATTAATTAAATCCGGCAAAGCTATTTCACATCAACCTGTACAGGTCGCATCAATTGGCACGCTCGTTCGCCGAATGGATAAAATGACACCGCCGGATATTCTAATACTTGATGAATGTCATTTGGCTATGTCAGCATCATGGCTTAAGGTGGTTGATTGGTGTAAGGAACACGGCACGATTATTATTGGTAATTCAGCAACGCCGCAGCGTTTAGATGGTAAGGGCTTAAATTATATTTTCGATTCTATGGTTGAGGGTAAACCAATGAGTTGGTTAATAGATAATAATCGCCTATCCGACTATAAAATGTTTACAACGCCTAACATTATAGATTTATCTGAGGTTAAAAATCGAGCAGGTGATTATGCTATTGACCAGTTATCCACAGCAATGGATAAATCTGTTATTACTGGTGACGCATTAACCCATTGGAAAAAACACGCAAACGGCAAGCGAACCATAGGTTATTGTGTATCAATTAAACACAGCAAACACACAGCAGAATATTTTAATGAAAACGGTGTTCCTAGTGTTCATGTTGATGGTGGTTCATCGCCTGAAGAGTTGAAAGACGCAATTAACGGGTTTGCTGATGGACGCTATAAGGTTTTATTTAATGTTCAGTTAATGACTGAAGGCTTTGATTTATCGGCTCAGGTTGGGCGTGACGTTCCGATTGAATCGTGTATTTTATTAAGGCCCACTCAGTCGATTGCGTTATATTTGCAGATGGTTGGTCGTGCGTTGCGTAAAAAACCAGAACCAGCGATTATATTAGATCATGCAGGGTGTGCGGTCCGTCATGGTTTACCTGATCAGGAGCGTGAATGGTCGCTGCAACCAACTAAGAAAAAAGGCAAACGCGCCAAGGTTGAAGATGATGTTAAGATTAAACAATGCGCTAAATGTTATACGGTTTACGCGCCTGAGTTATTGTCATGCCCTACGTGCGGAGAAACGCCAGCACCAACTAGAAAACCGATTGAGCAAGTTGACGGTGATTTGATTGAGGTAGAAAAGGCGCAGATAGCCTATGCACGTAAACGTGAACAAGGTGCAGCACGATCACTTGAGGACTTAATTAAGGTTGGTATTAATCGAGATATGAAATCTCCGGCAGGCTGGGCGGCTCATATATATGCATCAAGATCAGGTCAGAAAAAACCGAGTTACGAATTAAGAAACGAAGCAAATAGAATTTATAAGGGGTTAGTAAAATGAAAGTATTAAGTTTATTTGATGGAATATCAGCGTGTCACTTGGCATTAACTAAGGCAGGTTTTAATGTTGATACCTACTACACAGCAGAGATTGACAAGTACGCCACAAAAATTAGTGAACACCATTACCCTGATGCTGTGCGTTTTGGTGATGTGACTAAGTGGCAAGAATGGGATATTGATTGGTCAAGTATTGATATTGTGACAGGTGGTTTTCCGTGTCAGGCATGGAGTGTAGCTGGCAAGCAAATGGGCGATAAAGACGAGCGAGGAATGCTGTTTTGGACAATGTTAGACATTATGAAAATGGTGTTAAAACATAATCCAAAAGCCTATTTCTTGATGGAAAATGTCAAGATGAAAAAGGTGTTTGAAGAATATATCACGCACCACACAGAGCAAGCGTTAGGGCAGGTTGAAAAGCACTTGATTAACTCGGCTTTAGTTTCCGCTCAGAATAGAAACCGTTACTACTGGACAAATATTCAAGGTATTACACAGCCAGAAGATAAAGGCTTGGTGCTGGCTGATGTGATAGAGAGTGGAGGGGCAGAACGACCTTGCGAACCAAGAGAGTTTAAAACTGATTCACTTTGTCACCATGCAGCCACAGCAACAGACTTAAACGGCAATGAATCAATTAAGCGTGTCTATGCTGAAACAGGTAAAGCGCCAACTTCAACTACTATGGGTGGTGGGCATAGAGAGCCTAAACTTTTAATCGTTCCCGAAGCAACAAAGAAAGGTTATGCAGAGATTGAGCCAGGCCAATGCGTTGATTTGACTTTTCCAACGTCAAAAACCCGTAGAGGTCGCAAGATGGAGAATAAGTCAAATTGCCTTACTGCTGCAAACTTTGATTATAACCATTGGAACGGACATACATACCGCAAGCTAACCGCGCTAGAGTGTGAACGTCTGCAAACTTTCCCTGATTTTTTCACACTTGTTACTGATGAAAACGGCAAGCAATTAGTAAGCAATACTCAACGATATAAATCACTAGGCAACGCATGGACAGTTGATGTTATCGCTCATATTTTCAGAGGTATTAATAATGCCAAGTAAAACCGAAGCAAATATACAAAAAGAAATTATGCTCGCACTATCACAAGCGGGTTGCACTATATTTAGAAATAACACGGGGGCGTATAGAGATGGCGACCGTTTTATTCGTTATGGCGTTGGCGGTAAGGGCGGGAGTGACCTGTTAGGTATCTCATACAGTGGGCGATTCCTAGCAGTTGAAGTTAAAACAGCAAAAGGAAAACCAACAAACGACCAAATTAATTTTATAAATGTTGTAAAATCTAAAAACGGCATTGCTTTCGTGGCAAGGTCAGCAGAAGAAGCAATACGTTTATTACACGAACAGGAACAGAACCTATGAACTACCAACAACACATGCAAGCGAACGGGATAGAAAACCCGCCGAGCGTTATACAAGATGGCAGAATACACAGATTTAAAACCAAGAAAAACAAGAAAAATGGCTGGTATATCGCTTATCAAAACCCTGAAATTATTGTTTATGGCGATTGGACCGAGCCAGACATTAAACACGTTTACCGTTCAGACGGTGGCACTCAGCTATCAGCAGCAGAACGTCAGGCAATCGAAGCCAAACGCAACGAAGCGAAACTAAAGGCCGATGCGCGTAAAGTAAGAAACGCTAAACGGTTAGAGCGGTTTTTTAATGCGTGTCAGCCATTAACAACGCACCAATATATAAACGCAAAACAGGTAACAGGTTATAACCTTAAAGAGTATCGCTCAAACAAACGCCATTTATTGCTTATTCCGATGAAAAACACGGACCGCCAAATAACGGGCATGCAGCTGATTTACCCTAATGGGTTTAAACGCTATGCGCGTGGCAGTCAAACTAAGGCGGTTTATTTCGGTATTGGTACGCCTGACGATGTTGTTTATATTGCTGAAGGATATGCAACGGCGGCAACTATTCACGCGGTTACAGGTAAAGCAGTCGCGGTTGCGTTTTCTACTGGTAATCTATTGGATATAACGGGCTATATGAAACAGTGCTTTCCTGGCGCTCAGGTTATCGTGGCTTGTGATAATGACCGTTGGAGCAGTGTAAACACGGTTAAGGGTAAACAGGATAATCCAGGGCTATATTATGGCAAACGTGCTGCGGATTTAACCGGTTGCGAATATCGTTTGCCACAGTTTACAAGCCTTGATAGTAAGCCAACTGATTTTAATGATTTATATGTGGCAGAGGGTGAGCAACCAGTAAGATTATATCTTGAAACGCTAACGTATAACGATACTGCTGTATCAACGCCTGAAGAGCAAATAGAGTACAACACCTTTGAAATGGATGAGCCAAAACAGGAAACTACGCAACCTGTTAAACAAGCACCGTTTAATCATGATTCACAGTTTCGTTTTTTAGGGTTCGATAACGATAATTATTTTTTCTTACCTGTACGCACTAATTTGGTTATTTCGCTAACACGTCCGGCGTTAGGGTCTAAAACTAACCTACTAGGCCTGGCGTCATTGGATTGGTGGCAGGAAGTATTTTTTCACGGCGAAAAAGAAGACTGGACTTACGCTGCTGATTTTCTAATGCGTTTTAGTGAGCAGCAAGGTAAATTTAACCCTGAGAATATTCGCGGGCGCGGTGCATGGTTTGATAATGGGCGTTCTGTTTTACATATCGGGAATAAATTGATTGTTGATGGTGTACTGATGAATATTCACGAATTCAAAACTAAGTTTATTTATGAACTCGCCGTTTCTACCGAATCGGATTTTTCTACACACCCGGCAACCGTTGAACAGGCCACCGAAGTTTTCGAGTTATTCAGCAAGGTAAATTTTGACCGTAAAATTAACGCGCATTTTTTGGCTGGGTGGTGTTTCTTAGCGCCGATATGTTCTGCACTCGATTGGAGGCCACACATATGGCTAACAGGTGCAAGGGGAACGGGTAAATCATGGGTTCAAGAAAATATTGTTAATCCATTATTGGGTAACGGCGCATTGAAAACGCAAGGCTCAACTACTGAAGCTGGTATTAGGCAATCTTTAAAACTCGATGGCAGACCTGTTTTATTTGATGAAGCCGAATCTGAAGACCAGCAAGGGCGCAGACGTATGCAATCGGTTTTAGAGTTAGCACGCCAGGCTTCAAGTAATTCATCAGCAGGTATCACTAAAGGAACCGCTGGGGGTGATGCGATGACGTTCTTCGTGCGTTCTATGTTTATGTTCGGCTCGATTAACGTGGCAATCAAACAGGCAGCAGATGAATCACGTATAACTGTTTTATCCATTAATAAACACGCTAAGACGAAACAGAGCGCAGACGATTTTCATGAGTTTCAGAAAACAGTTAATAACGTGCTAACCAATGAGCGCACCTCTGCCATTCGTGCAAGGGCGTATAAAATGATTCCCGTTCTGAGGCATAACGCGAAGATTATCGCAAGGGCCATAGCTGAGAAATTAGGTTCACAGCGAACAGGGGACCAATACGGCGCGTTATTGGCTGGGGCGTATGCTTACAAGTTCGATGGTGAATTAACCATTGACCAGGCGCGTAAATTTGTTGCTGGGGTTGACTTTACCGAAGCGCAAGAAGCCGAAGATGTGAAAGACGAGGAGCGATTAATTAATACGATTCTCCAGGCTCAAATTCGGGTTGAGGTTGATGGGTTTAATTATAACCGTTCGATTGCCGAGTTTATTCAGATTGCCATTGGTTCGGTTGGTGATAATAAAATGCATACTATGGACGCGACAAAAGCACTCGAGCGACACGGTTTAAAAATTGATAGGGAGCGTTTATTAATAGCGAATAACCACTCTGCATTGCAATCCATTTTAAACGATACTGCTTGGGGTTCAGGTTGGGCCAGAGTGTTAATTCGTTTAGATGGGGCAGAAAAACCGAAAACGCCAGTGCGATTTAATGGAATATTATCACGTTCAATAAGTGTGCCAATTGGTGTTATTTTCGGATAATGTTACAGTTTAAATTTGCTGTAACAGTCTGTAACAAGATAAGTCGTTGATTTTAAACACTTGTTACAATGTTACAGTTTCCTAGCAAATATAGACATAATAAGACATAGAGAGTAATAAAGGTATATCTCTCTTATAATATCTATATTTCTTTATATATTGTAACATTGTAACAAATAGGCTATAAAGCTTTTAAATTCAACGACTTGCGAATGTTACAAAATTTTAAAAAGCTGTAACAAGCTGTAACAACTGTAACAAACACCGTTTTTATAGGGTTTACATGGTTTTTTGCAACATTCAAGCAAATTTAGGTATAATGGCTTCAACAACATAGGAATTAGAATTATGAGCAACACAATTAAGGTTATTCGTTCAAGCGGTAAGACAAAAAACTTTCTCGATGTGTGTGGCGTAGAATATGAACCAAGCGGTGAAAATGTAGATATGGAAATTTCAATCTCTAGGGGTGAATCTGCAACACATGATTTTTTTATTGAAACGATGACACTCAATCCTGGCGACCAAGCTTATTTGGTTAATTCGCATGGAACGACAGTAGATGTTATTCGCCTTAAAAAATAGCACGTAAAAACTACTATTACGGTTTATTTGGCGGTATAATAAATTTGTGGCTAGGCTTAGCGGCTGAAACAGGACATGAATCACCCTTTGCCACTTTCATTTTCGATTTGCTATAGTGAGGATTCAAACTATGCCATTAAAAAAACAAACAAGCCTTTACAAGAAATCAGGTATTTATGCTTTGATTGACCCGTTAACAAAAAAAGTTAGATATATTGGGCAAGCAAAAAATATACATAACAGAGTATTAGAGCATAAAAACAATTTTAAAAACAAAAAAGGCGGAAGCCGTTACGGGAATTGGTTAAGGTCGCTAGACACATGTTTTGAATATATGGTTTTAGAGTTAACTGAAAATTTAGATGAAAGAGAAAAATATTGGATTGAGTTTTTTAATAATTTAACAGACTTAGTAAACACATCAAAAGGCGGTGAACACTACCCTTCTAATCCAATGCATGCTTTACATAGAGTAATGTGTAGAATGTTTAATTCAAAAAGCAATGCTGTTAAAATAAGTAAGAATTTAATAATAAAATACAATAATTCATGTCATGAAGAAAGAAGACGATTAGATAAAATCGCAAATAAGCATTTAAGGAATCTGAAAATATGCCAAGCGGTAGACTAAGAACAAAAATTGATGATTTACCTAAAGACTGGGAAAAAATTATTTTATCAGTTGGTAGTGACGGTGGAAGCGCTATTGAAGCTCGATCAGCAATTGGTATTGGGCGTTCAGCATGGGAAACGTTGTTAGCAGACAGTGATGTTTTTCGTGCAACCGTAGAAGAAGCACAAACGCTATGTCAAGTTTGGTGGGAAGCAAATGGTAGAAAGTTAGCGATTGATGGCGGTGGTAATGCAACTATTTGGAAGTTCAATATGCAAAACCGCTTTGGTTGGACAGACAAGCAACAAGTCGATAACACATCAAGCGATGGTTCAATGACCCCAAAACAAATAACAAGAGTTATTGTTGATGCAGAATCTTCAGATTCCGACGGCTAGGGTTTTTTTACCGTTATTTGAACCGGCTAGATATAAAGGCGCAAAAGGTGGACGTGGTTCGGCTAAGTCGCATTTTTTCGCTGAGTTGTTAGTTGAAGAGCATGTCACTAATGAAAATTTAAAATCTGTTTGCATACGCGAAGTTCAAAAATCGTTAAAGTTTTCTGCTAAGGCGCTGATTGAATCTAAAATTAAAAAGTTTAATGTTAGCCACTTGTTTGAGATAACTCAAAACGAGATACGCAGAAAGGACGCTGACGGAATTATTATCTTTCAGGGATTGCAAGACCACACGGCAGACTCAATAAAGTCGCTAGAGGGTTTTAATCGCGCTTGGGTTGAAGAGGCGCAAAGCATTTCTAAGCGTTC